CGGAATATACAATGGAATCTGTGGTAATGTCCTATTCGGATATTGCTGATAAAATAAAGAGTTATCCCACTAAGTTATTAGTAATAACAGGGGGAGAACCCCTTATACAGCAAAGAAATATTTTAAAATTAATTGAATTGTTACCCTCTTTTGAAATTGAAATTGAAACAAATGGAACTATTATTCCTTTACCTGATTTTAATAATAACCTTTTAAGAATATCTTTTAATTGTTCCCCTAAATTAAGTAACTCTGGAAATAGCTTAAGAAAAAGTGTAAGGAAGGATGCTATTACAGCAATTAGGGATATGGGAAGATCTTATTTTAAGTTTGTGGTATCCTGTGAGGAAGATTTTAATGAAATTGATAAGTTTGTAAATGATTTTGTTATTTCCACACACCAAGTTATTATTATGCCTGAGGGGGTTTATAGTCATATTTTAAGTAACAGAATGGTGTGGATATCGGAAGAAATTAAAAAAAGAGGGTGGAGAATGACACCAAGGTTGCAGGTATTTGTTTGGGGAAATACGAGAGGGACATAGTGATGGATTTAAACATGCAACTAGAAAATATTTTTTTAAAACTAGATGAGAGATTAAAGATATTAGTAAATGGAAGAGTTCCTGATGTAATAAAAAGGGAGTTGTATGAAGTATTAAATGGATTGGGGTTAACTATTCTTCCAACAACAGGTCAAATTACACCAACAGATGCGGATAATTTAGACAGAATTATTACCGCTTGGGTTAATACCACACCGGAGGAAAATATTAATGTTAATGTTAATGTTTCTCAGATTTTATACCAATTGTCTTTGGATGGGTGGATTGTTATCCCACCTAGATAAGTATGGGGTTTTACCTTGTATATATCAATATAATAATTTAATTGTTTTTATATATGATTGAAATACAATTTTCTTCAGTTTATTGTAATATTTTAAATACATCATTGGACCCAGTTATTGAGGAGGAATTATTTAATCTATTATCATATCATCCTGAGGGATACTTTTTTTCACCAAAATATCAAAGTAAGGTTTGGGATGGTTTCGTTCATCTATATCAAGTAAAAAATAAAAGATTTAAAACCGGATTATTGAATAGAGTTTTGAAATATTTGAAAGATAAGAATTTAGATTATGTCGTAATAGATTTTCCTGTATCCTCTAAATTTCTTCAAAAACACAATTCATATACTCTAAGGCCATATCAGGAGAAGGCAGTAAAACAAATTCTTTCTTTTAGATTTGGCATTTTGGAGGCTCCCCCCAGAAGTGGGAAGACATTAATTATGATAGCAACTGTGGATAGTGAAAGACAATTTCCAGTAGTTTTCTTTTGTAGAAATTTAGACTTAGCATATCAAACTAGGGAAAAGATACAAATTTTTTTACCAGATCTTCCCGTAGGGTTGATAGGGGATGGGAATATTCAATGTGAAGAACAAGGAATCACAATCGCGACTGTTCAAAGTGTTTTTTCGGCCTATGGCAAAAAATATGAATTATCTCGGGAAGAGAAGGAAGAAAAACCCATTTCTGATAGACTCAAATTAAAAAAACTTCTTTCCAAGGCTAAAATAGTTTTTTATGATGAGTGTCATCATGGAGGAGGAAAAACTTCTAAATTTGTTTTGGATAATTGTACCTCTGCTCATATAAGAATAGGGTTAAGTGCTACACCATTTTCTGATAGTGAAAGTGAACTAATTAATGAAAGTGCTATCGGGGAGGTTATTCATAAAATAAGTTATTCTGAATTAATTAAGGATGGGTATATTCTTGCACCTACTGTTTATCTTTACAAATTACCAAAACTATTCTGCGAGGGGACATATCCTTCAGTTTATAAAAAAGCAGTAATAGAGAACACTTTTTTAGAGGGATTAATTTTTAAAATTGTTAAAAAAATTGTTGAGAAAAATAAATCTGTGGTATTGCAAACGGAGTATATTAACCACTCCGTTAGATTAGGAAAATTTCTTAATTGTGCTGTTTTGACTGGAAAGGATACCACTGAAAAAAGAAAGGATATTATAGATAAATTAAAAAGAAAAGAAATTTTATGTTTGGTGTCTACATTATTTGAGGAGGGACTAGATATTCCTTCTTTGTCATATACAATTAATGTTGCAGGGGGATTGAGTAATATTTCTACTTTACAAAGAATGAGGTCTATAACCGCGGATGATGGCAAAACATCTTGTGGCATAGTAGACTTTCAACATCAATGTAAATATTTATCTAGGCATTCTTTAATTCGAAAAAAATTGTATGAAGCAGAATCAGAGTTTAAATTAAATAAAATTGATGTATCAAAAAAAACACTAGAGGAAATTTTATGACAACTTTTGCTAAACATGTAGGGAAAGATGTATCAACCTCACTTGTTCTAAACAAAGATTTATATACAATTACAAGTGATTTCAAGGAAACACAGATCATGGTATCTTTGCCTGGGTATGTAATAAAAACCATTATTAATTTATATTTTAAATTAAATCCGGGGGAGGTAAATAAATTCCTTAATCAGATTAAAAGGGAATATCAATTTAATTCTAAATTATCCGAAAATGAGTTGAATGTTTTTAAATATTTACAGGGTAAAACGGAATTTGTATCCCCTAAAAAAATAGGGATGGTAATCGGGGGGAAACTTCCAGATAAAGGTGCTAGTAAGTGGGGAAGTGTGATATGTAGAAAATTACTTAGTAAGGGGTATTTGGAAAGAAATAATAGAGGGCATTATCTTATTAAGGGCATTTCTTGAAAATAACGGTAATACATAAAGATATTGTAACTTGGTCAAATAAAGATTTTTTAATTTATTTTTCGAATCGTTTAAAAGAACTGACTGGAAGTTCTTTGGATATTCCTCCAGTTGCCTGGGCAGGATTTTTGAGTAGAATAAAAGGGTTTCGAAAAAAGTTAAATTTGGATAATTTTAAGTACAAAAAATTTATTGATAGTGTTTTTGTTATTTTTTTTAATACTGATGGGTATACCCCAGCATTTGGAGCGATTGTAAGTGAACGTGTATTTTATGTTGTAAATGGGGCAAAAAATATAACTCCAACACAACAGGTGGATTGGAAGAAATTAAGGGATGAACTGTATAAAAATAATTTATTATTCCAGGGGATGAAATGATTTCTCCATTTGTATCTGGGGATATGGTTCAGGGATTAAAGGAAAAAATCATTGGAAAATATTGTAGAGGTCTTTGCAAGGGGTCAGGAACAATATTTGAAAATTTTACTTTTTCGGACTGTTCATGTATTAAAGAATTTCAGTATCAGTTAGATCTTACCTGTGCTAATATCCCTAAAAAATATTGGGGGTTTGACTACAGAAATCTTTTAAGAAAATTTACGGAGGATAACAGCGTATCCCTCTCCATTATAAAGAATTATTCTCTTAAAATTAATGAAATGATTGAGGGTGGAATTGGGTTATACATTGAGGGGAATGCAGGGTTAGCTAAAAGTTCTTTGGGATGTTATATCCTCAAGGAGGCACTAAAAAATAAACAAACAGTTTTTTGTATTAGAATGTCTCAATTGACTAAATTGCTAGTTGAAAATTTATTAAATAATGAAGTTCATGTTGATCATACGCAATGGATAAAGGATAAGGTGTCCCTGTTAATGATTGATGAGATAGAAAAAGATTATAAAATAAATGATACTAATTCATTTTCAGGTAGTATTGTTAATGATTTTTTTGGTGCGGTATATGATTCTAAAAAGTCGCTAATAGTTACTTCTAATAAACCTAAACATTTATTGAAAGGAATTCATGCCGAGAGTGTTATCGATCGACTTGAAGAACTTGCGGATGTTATTTTGATAGGTTCTAGTTTTAGGGGGCAGAATGAAGCAATTTCACAAATTTTAAAATAATATGTCTGTAAAATTTGAAGATTTTGATACCGAAAAATATATATTAGCGGCATGCCTAAGGGGTCCTGAGAATTGGAAAAATTTTCCTAAAAATTGGTTTAAGGAAGAAATAAGCAGAAGGACATATGAAGAATTAAGTAGATTTCTTAGACCGCCATATTCTTCTTATCCAACTACAGAAAGTGTAATTGATAAAATAGAAGATCTTGACACTAAACTCTTTGTAAAGGAACTTTCCTCAATTTCTGTGCATACTTCAACAGTAAATATAAAATTGTATGACTTATTTGAAATGTATGCAGCAAGAAAAGTATATGAAGTTGCCCAGTCAATTCCAAATGATCTAGAAAAAGATCGTGTAGAAGAAGTGGTAAGAGCGAAGATTGCTGATCTCGCGGATCTGGTAAATCCACTAGAAAAAGGAACTAGGGAGAGGGGATTTATTTGGGAAAGTGCAAAGGCTAGATGGCAAAGATACAGGGATACCGAAAAAGGGATCCAATTTGAAATTCCAATGCCTTATCATATTGAGGAATTGGATAAACACACAAGGGGTGGGATGAGAAAAACTCATATTGTTTGTTTTTACGCAGGGACTAACACATTTAAAACTAAGGTTATGGCAAATTTGGGGTATAACTTTACATTTTTAGATAATGCCTCTGTTATGGTATTAACACTAGAGGCACCCAAGAATGAATATGAAGGAATAATTGATAGTAGAAATTCCTTACTTAGTTACAATGATACGATGGAGGGGAAATTGGGGTCTAGTAGAAATATTTATAGGCAGGCACTAATAAAACAACAACAGGATAAACCCAAACTCTATGTTGTAGATATTCCTGATTCAGCTACATCAGCCGATATAATTGCGGAACTTGAATTGTATTATACTCGAGTAGGTAAGTATCCCGATGTGGTTATTCTTGATTATGTTAATGAAATGGAGCCAATGTCTAAATGGGATAACACTAGTTCTAAATATAAAAATTTAGGTGTAGAAATTAGAAGGATAACAAGATCATACAAAATAGGATTTGTTACAGCAATGCAAGAGAACAGAGATGGAAAAAAAATAAAGGATAAAGAAAAAATTGGTTTGGAACATGTTGGAGAGTCGCATTATTTTGCTAATGTGTGTCATCTTTTTATTCATTTATATAGAGACGATGAGGGGGTGGATGAAGCTATTAATCAACTGCACTGGGCAATTAAAAAAACTAGATTTGGGAAAAAACATGTTTCATTTACCACATTTGCTAACGGTGACTTTAATTATGTGGGGGATAGGAAGGTAATAATAGGGGTTTAATTAATATAACAACTTATCAAATCGAATTAGTGATATTTTATTAACTTTGGAAATCTAACTAATTAATAATTTAACAATAATCTCCACCAAACAAATATAACGGTGTTGTGGTTAAGTTGCAAACAATCTTAGGAGATAAAATGTTAGACATAAAAAACTTTTTTTGAAAGAAAGAAATTGGAAATGATTACTAAAGAAGAAATGCAAAAAATACAAGATAAACACACAGAAGCAAAGAAGGACTTTAAAAATAGGTGTTTTTTGGTAATAGAAACACTTGTGGGTGGAGATATTGAATATACTGACATTGAAAAACTCAAAACAGATATTTATGAAATAGCACATATAGGGGCGCAAACTTGCGGGAATAAACATACAGACTGGGTTGCCAATATGGAAAAACTATTTACGTCATTTGAACAATGCGGACTAATTTAGCCAAAAACATTCATAACGGATTTGCGGTTTACCTGTTGCGAAAACTAAAAGGAGAAAGAAAACAATGGAAGAATTTATAAAAGAAAAAACAAAAATGTTAGATGATAAATATTGTAACCTTTTCACTACATAT